CTACGGTTTGGCAACAACGGTGAGTTGCCGTTCGGATCATTTCCTGGGGCTGGACTGACTCAATGATGAAGCTGACAGCAACGATGCAGGCTGAAATTCTTCAGCAGGCAAAGGACGAGTTTCCTCGTGAAAGCTGTGGTTTAGTTGCAGTTGTCAAAGGGCGTCGGCGTTACTTTCCATGCCGCAATATCGCTGAAACCCCTGATGAGCACTTTGTTCTTGATGGCTGGAACGAAGTAGAGGATAAGGGTGAGGTCGTCGCTGTTGTCCACAGCCACCCCAAGACGAATCCTGCTCCATCACCGGCTGATCGTGTTGCGTGCGAAAAGTCTGGTTTGCCGTGGTTCATCGTCAATCCGAACACTGAAGGTTGGGGCTACTGCGAGCCAGATGGCTTCGAGCTTCCGTATGTGGGGCGTGAGTTTGTTCACGGGATTGTGGACTGCTACAGCCTTTGCCGTGATTGGTACGGAAGGGAGTGGGGGCTTGAGTTGCGAGATTATGACCGCCGAGATCAGTGGTGGGAGCACGGGGAAAACTTGTATCTAGAAAACTTCCAAAAAGAGGGGTTTCACAAGATTCCAGTTGAGGGGCTACAGCGCGGTGATGCGTTGTTGATGCAGCTGGTTTCACCCGTTCCAAACCATGCTGCGATCTATCTGGGTGACTCTCAGATCTTGCATCACGTACAGGGAAGGCTGTCGAGCAGGGATGTTTACACCCTTGGCAGCAGTTACTATGGCAAGAGCACTGCTTGCGCCTTGAGGCATGAAAGTCGTTAAGGTCTACGGCGCACTTCGTAAAAAATTAGGTCAATGCCGATTTGAGTTTGAGGCAGCAACACCAGCTCAAGCTATCAAAGCATTATGTATAAATTTTCCTGGCCTTGATAAATGGCTTATTGACAGCGAAAAGGACGGCGTTGGTTATCGAGTAACGATTGGAAAAGAACGTGTTACTGACGACTTAAGTCCTTTGCTTATGCCTTGGAGCGAAAAAGAAGTCTTTAGTATCACGCCCGTAATTGCTGGCGCAGGACGAGGATTTGGAATGATTGCAGCTGGACTCGGCCTTGTCGCTTTAGCTCTTGTTACTGGCGGTGCGGCTGTTTCGCTGGGCATTACAGGCTTTGCTCCAACGACGGGAACTCTTGCTGCGGCAACGTTTGGAACAAAGTTGGCCATTGCTGCTGGAACGCTTGGTCTTGGCTTGACCTTTATGGGTATTGCTCAAGCAATCTCACCACAGCCTGAGGTGCCACAGTTTGATGAGTCGGCCCAGCTCGAATCTTTCAGCTTTTCAAACGTGGTCAATACATCAAGGCAAGGCTTGCCGGTGCCGATAGCGTATGGACGGGTGTTCGTTGGATCGGCAATTATTTCCAGCGGTACTGACGTTGATGAGGTGAGGACATGACGCAAGCTAAATACACGGTTGCTGGTTCAGGTGGTGGTTGTTTTACTGGCGACACGCTTGTTTCTACACCTGATGGTCAGGTTCGCATTGACGAATTAAAGGAAGGCAGCGAAGTAATCAGCTTTGACGACAAGGGCAACACCCACGTCGCAAAGGTGTTGAAAGTCCACGTTCACGAAGACGAGCAAGTTTATCGGTACGGTTTTTGGGGAGACGAGTATGTAGACGCAACGCCAAACCACTGGGTCTTAAACCAGTACAACGCATTTGTCGCGATTGGAAGCCTTGGTTTTGATGACTGCCTGATTGACGTTATGGGCCACCTCCGGCCATTAACAAGTCGGGAGAAGCTTGGAACGGTTGCCGTCTACAACCTGACGGTAGAGCAGCAGCATACTTTTATTGCCAACAATATCCGTGTCCACAACGCTGGCATCGGTCAGAGGATTGCTGGTGCGGGTGGTGGCGGCGGTAAAGGCGGTGGCGGCTCGCATACACCTACAGAAGCTGACGATACGCTCCAGTCAGTTCAGTTTGCCAGTGTTCTTGATTTAATCAGCGAAGGAGAGATTCAAGGACTCGAAGACGGCAACAAAAGCATTTTTCTAGAAGACACACCAGTTGAAAACGCTGACGGCTCAAATAATTTCAGCGATTTTACGATTGTTACACGCACTGGAACGCAGACACAGACTCACATTT